AGCCGATATGGCAAAAGTTCGCGAAAGTGCAGGACTTCCACCAGAGACAGCGGAAGAATTCCGCGAGGGGGCGGTTAAAGCCAGTAAACCACCAGCTAAGTTGGTCGGTATTGCCGAGTATGCTGGTTCGCGAAGACCGACTGGTGTCGTTAAACCTGGAGGAGTTCCTAGACCTGCAGCTGTTCCGCGACCAGAGGCTGTCCCAATACCTGGGCAGGCAGTTACGCCAGAACAAGTCAAAGAGATTATTGATTCTTCCAAGCCCAAGCCATTTAAGCCTGTGGATGCCAAGGAATTAAAAGATGCTGTAACGCCTCTTGCGACAATGCAAAAAGACGTAAAGGAAGTAAAGGGCGTACAGGCCGCGCAGGCCAAGCAAGAAGCAAAAGCCAAGGTAGTCGATGCAACCAAGCCTAAAGAAGTTAAGGTAGTTAAAAAGGTAGCAGCTGCTCCAGCCGCGAAGCCAGCAACAGCAAAACTTGCAGCGCCACCCAAAACCATCCAGGCCAAAACAAAACCAAAGATGGAAAATGTTGCCGGTCCCAAGGGTGGTATCATTAGCAGACCAGCCAAGAAAGCAGAAGACCTCAAACCCAAGGCACCAAAAGCGCCACCGGCTAAGAAGCCACCTCCAGGGGAGGCAGCCAAGGCACCACCTCCGGGCGGCGGAGATAGGTCACCGAGGATGAGTAATCCGCCAGGAGGCGGAGGCGATCCAGGTGGAGGCGGAGGAGGAGGCGATCCTGGCGGCGGTAAAGACCTTACCAATCCCGGCGGGTACCAACCAGAATCTGCAGAACCATCTCCTGGTGATAATGGATATGGTCAGTACATGCAGTGCTACATATGAAAAAGGCCCGGATTTCTCCGGGCCTCCAAAACCTCAGTCTTTCAAATCATCAAAGAATGCATCGAAATCTGTGGTCTCGGTATCATCGAGATCAAAGGCTGGGTCTGCGGGGGCGGTATCGACCTTAGCCGCGCTCTCGATCTGCTTTGGTTCATCCAACCTATCTAGCACTAGGTTTTCTTGAACTTCCGTTGGCGGCCTTTCCGAAAATTCGCCATTGACGAGTTGGAGCCGCTTTTTAAGTTGCTCATAGTCCTTATAAAGAGAGGGATCGATGAATTCATCGAGGTCATACATCGATTCGTATACTTTCCGCAACCTGTCCTTATCACCCTCAAGTAGTGGACTGGGCTCATCGAATGTTGAGTGGTCATAATTGCGGAAGCCTCCTTCGCCTTTCTTAAATCTCAGACGGAAGTCAGCGCCCTTAATGAAATGAAACGGATCGACTTTTTTCACATCGCCAAATTCCGGGAATAACTTACCCATCAACATTTTGTAAATCTTCTGACCATAACGGAAGATTTTGACATGACCGTTATTCTCTTTATTACCAGGGTCGTTTATGACCAGGATATTAGAGTAGTAATAGACTTTTCGTTTCTGCTTACTGCCCAGGTCTTTATCGGATTGCTTACCACTATTCCAGAGCTGTGTATTGCGCTCGCAGATCGGGCAGGGTTGTCCCAGTGTGGTTGGGCAGTTCTCGATCAACCAGGAGCCGGTAGGCCCCTTGAAGGCATGTTGGAATGTCCTAACCCAGGGAATGCCTGTTGGCCCGTCCTTGTGGGGTAGGAACCGGATCACGGCAGAGCCATTACCGGCCTTGTCCGCTTCTGGATACCAGAGGCGTTCATCATCGTTTTTGAATTGTTTGGATGTTTGCTCTTTATATTTGGCCCGCATGGCCTCATATGCTTTTTCAGAGTCTTGAAGTAGTTTATCGAATGACATTTAACGTATTCTCCGTATTTTCTATATTTACTGTATTGTTTGTATTTTTCCATTTGAGCACTAGCCGCCAGTGAGTGTCACTGTAGCCAATGAACCTATAGTATTTAGTGGCCTTTCTCTTCAATGTTTCATAGATGATATCATCAAGGTATTGATCCCAGTAGCCCCAGGCTCGCGTCAAGACAGCTATGATTGAGAATGCTTCTGGAGATATTTCACCACTGAGGTGCATCTTGATGAGCTGTGGATGTTCTCTATCAGAGATTTCGATGGCATCCCTGAATGTGCCCAGCTTAATCATAGCTTGTTTCAAGTTATATGTCAGACTTTCTCTGACCTTGCGAAATTGTTTATAGTTCTCCTCTGCATGATCATTGACGACTATATCCCCGATCCAGCCATCATCATATACGATGTTAGCCAGAAGCCAATTGAACCAGTCTTTTTTGCGGGAGAGGGTGTAGAAGAATCCTTTATCATTCCGTTTCTGAAATGATACCCAGTTTGCTCTGATCCGTCCCTCTTCTTTGAAATAGTCGTACCCACCAGAATTGCTGAAATGTGCTTTCAGCGCGACATAAGTCCTATAGACCTCTAATGCCTGCTCGTCTTCCTTCTTCATAGACTTCCTTTAGCACGCTAAAAATGTGGATTGTACCTAGCGATCCCTTTTCGATATAGATCGCCTTACTCATCAGAAATGCATCACGTCTATTCTTTTCAGTCAACATCTCCTCCTTAATGAGTTCCGACAATTCTTCATCCATCATATTGGTAACCTATCTGTTTTTTGTAGGAAATTCAACTGCTCGGCCTCGATCTCGATCTTGCTCCGCAGCGCAGGGTTTTTGGTTAGGATTGATCCAACATATTCTTCATCGAGCCCATTGCTTTCGCAATAGAATAACACAGCATCGATATAGGATAATTTAAGGTCTTTGACTAACTTCTCAATTTCGTAATGAATCTCTTCTTTAATACCCGTTAGCATCTCACTCCACTACAAGTGTAATCCTCTGATTTGGTTTTATTGATATTATACTATTCGGCAGAGTATAGCTGCTGATGTTGCGGCCAACCCTGTCCTGCACTTTCAGACGAATACGTCGCATGTTCCCCGGAACAACGAACGTAACATTCCTACCCGTAACGTAATTCCTCTTCTCTGTCAACTGGATAGGGTGTCTTCCGCTGCTTCGAGTTGTAGTTACCTTCTTCTCGCTAGTGCCCGCTGGACCGAGTGGTTCTTTCGGTATTGGGACGGGCTCTGATTTGGTCACTTCCCATTTTTTATCCCACTTGATCTGGGCATTATCCCATTCCTTGGTGATGCGCTGATTTACTCTCCAGGCTTGACCTTGGGGGGTTAGATAATACCAATAACAAAATGCCAAAACCAGAATCGAGAGGACTCCAATGAAGTTCTTTTGTGTGTCTGACATTTCTTTTCTCTTTTTATATGCGTTCGATTTTTCCCACTTTGAAGCCCTCAAATCGTTCCATTGCACTTAGCATGGCTTCTTGCTGCTCATTATTGAAATCACGCAGGGTTGTATGCAGGCTTACACCAGGAACACTGCGCATCACAAAGCGCGCATAGATTTTCGGGCGATTATTATCGCTCCTGGGTGCGTACAGGGAAAGCGCATCGATCAGACTGTAGTTATAGTATTTTCTGATTGGGGTAAATAGGAGCTGTCTCTTGGCCCATCTGCCGCGAGAATAAGTGGGGAACACTGCATGACCACCTTGTGTCCCCCACCCTCTGCCTACGGCTCCATGTGCCCGCGCGAATCGACCATATTTTATATTCCCCGGATTGTTGTAGCGCCAGGAAAGTGATCCGCCAGACCTACGATAGGCAAAGCTATCATTCATTCTAACTTCGAGCCAACCATTCCCATAACGTAAAACTTTGACAATCTCTTGCTTCTTGATGAAGCGGCGGTTTTCGTTGTAATCGCGTCGATCTAGGATGACTAATCCTTTTTCCATCCCGCGCATGGTTTAGAATCCTTCGCGGTTAAATTCATCCATGCTATTATAGATTCTCACGATGCCTTGAAGATTGTCTTCCTCTTTCAAAATTTCCTTCAATAGTATTTCACGCTGGGACTTTTTAAGGTTCCCCATCTTAGTGTTGTATCTACTTATGTTCAATGCAACACTAATGCGTCGGGCAACTCGGTCGCCTTTTGTCGCATTACCCTCATAGAATTTTTTGATAGCTTTATCGATAGATAGTCCGGCAAACTTATCGGTCTGGAAGAGATAGATTTCTGTGGCTGTCATCCCGCGCTGCTTGGTCGGAAATACAGCATATGCTTCATACTTACCAATTGCGCCGGTCTTCTTGGCAAACTCAGCAAATCCAAACTCGGCTGGGTTATTAGTCCTCCAGCCAATAGAGCCGCCTGTACGCAGTTCTATCTTACCATCCTTGCGTTGGGCCAGGAGATAGTAAGGTTTGGCCTGTATGACCTTCACAATGCCCTGTGTGGGCACTCCACTGAGGTCTGTTGTACTCCCCAGGATATTACGCCGGGTGATGTCACTGGCACTGGGGCCACTCTGCCAGCTGCGCAGTTCATTGATTATACTATCTGGAAAGTCTGATTTGCTCTCATTTTCAAGTTGCCAGTTGATATTGCGGATACTCTCAGATTCTTGGACATAATCAAATAATGTCTTTCCGCCAACAAATATAGCTCCAAACATTAGAAGATACATAAAGCTATCCCAAATAGTCTTTTTAACAGTCTTCTTTGGTGCTTCTACCTTTTGTGGAATCTCTTCTTCTTCCACAATGATGTATTCTTCTTTGATTGGTTCATTTGTTGTGATTGTCAGCTTTTCTTCTTCTGGTTTCGTTTTTTCTGGGTTACCTTCCCAGGAAAACTTTTCACCATCCGTTGGTGTTGCTACCACGGGTTCCGCAGTGGTGGTCTCGGGAACTACATTATTTGCGTCGTAAAGTGTGCCGGAAGGAGAAACGATGACTTTTTCTGTGCGCCGCCTGACGATCTTCGGGCGATTTATTACTACTGCCATACCATGTTCCTCATTTAGAGCCTTATCGTCAGGTATTTATATAAAAAAAGGCCGCTGGGGAGCGACCTTTTCTGATTCTGACATGTTGTTTTGAGCAGTGTGTGTTTAGATTCCGCTTATCTTGCACTCCATATACTGAAGAATCAGATATGAGATAGACTAATCGATAATCCACCTCGTGAAAGTGCCAGGATTCTGTTGCAAAGCTCCTGGCGGGCTCCGAAAGATTATGCCGCTAGGGCAACCTCTTCCATTGGTGCATTGTCGTTTGCTGCACTTACAATTTTGAGTCCCGTAACGTAGCACTCATCCCGGATAACTCCACAGCCTTCTCCACACCTGTCGAACCTATTTCAGCCCCATCAAAGGTATACTCTC